AGCACCAGCTTTAAGAACTCCCAAAGCAAGCGCTTTAAGGCCATGAAACGCATCCGCCGGTTTGTCAAAAAGATGGTGCTGCTGACCGGCACGCCGTCCTCCAAGGGCCTCATTGACCTGTGGGCCCAGGTGTACCTCCTGGATGGTGGCGTGCGTCTGGGGCCTACCCTGAGCGCCTACCGGGAGCGATACTTCGACCCGGACCAGCGGAGCCGGACCCAGATTTTCAGTTACAAGGCCAAAGACGGAGCGGAGAGCGCCGTGCTGGCTGCCATCTCTGACATCTGCATTTCCATGAAAGCGGAGGACTACCTGCAACTGCCCCAGTGCATTGAGCATGAGATACCCGTCATGCTGGATGCCAAAGCGGCCAGGGACTATAAGCAGTTTGAGCGTGACCTGCTGCTGGAGGTGGATGAGGATGTCATCACGGCGAACACCGCCGGTGTGCTGGTGGGCAAGCTGCTGCAATACTGCAACGGCGCTGTCTACGGCACTCAGGGCCAGGTGGTGCCGGTCCATGACTGCAAGCTGGATGCCTACATGGAGCTGCTGGAGCGTCTGGACGGTGAGCCTTGCCTGACATTCTACGGCTACCAGCATGACCGTGACCGCATCCTGGAGCGCCTGGAGAAGTACAACAAGGGCCGCACGGACAAGCTGCGGGTCCGGGTCTACAAGGGCGTGGAGGATGAGGATGCCTGGAACAGCGGCCAGGTGGATGTGCTGCTGGTACACCCGGCAAGCTGTGCCTATGGCCTCAACCTCCAGGCCGGTGGCCGTCATGTGATCTGGTACGGCCTCAACTGGTCCTTTGAGCTGAATGACCAGGGGAATTGCCGCTTGTGGCGGCAGGGGTCCCCCTACGATAAAGTTTTCATCCATTACCTGGTGGTGCAGGACTGTGAGGATGAGGATGTCATGACCACCATCCGGGACCGGGCAGACACCCATGAGGCGGTCATGTCCGCACTCAAGGCAAGAATTAAGAAAATCAAGGAGGAGAGCAAGTCATGACCGAAAATCTGAACATGAAATTACTGAAACAGCATATTGCCATTTTGCAGACCCACATGGAGAGCATCAACCGCCTTGCTGACAGTCTGGAGCAGGACACCAGCGCCCTTGAGACTGACCTGGAGGAACAGCCTACCCAGGGCGCTATGGAGGCCCTAAAGGCTTGCGAGAGGGCCCAGGAGCGTGCCAGAGTGGCGGAGGCAAAGCTGGACCAGGCCATCAAGGACCTGCATCACATTATGTCTGGCGGGGACCCCTGCAAGGTGTGCACCGTCAAGTGCCTCATGGGTGAGGGCAGCTGCAAACCTGTGTGGAGAGGTGAGGTGGCTGGCCAATGACCCTGAAAGAACTATCCCAGCTTTATTACCTCAACCGGGAAATTGAGATGGACCAGCGGCGGCTCCGGGAGCTGGAGGTCAAAGCGCTGCCGGGTGCCCAGGTCCTCACCGGGATGCCCCACGCACCGGGAGTGACTGACAAGGTGGGCCAGTATGCGGCGGAGATCGCTGATCTCAAGGGCCTCATTGAGGCAAAGCACCAGCAATGCCTCTATGAGCGGAGCCGTCTGGAGCGGTACATAAGCGGCATTGATGACAGCCTGACCCGGCAGATTTTCACATATCGCTTTATCAGCGGACTGCCGTGGGAGCAGGTGGCCGCTTGTGTCGGCGGTGGGAACAACGGCGGGAGCGTGCGGATGCTTTGTTACAGATACTTGAAACAGCACTCGACTGAATAACTTGTTGCAAATGTTGCAACGACCTGTGATATACTTGTACCGTGGGTGTATGCCTCAGAGGATGAGCCAACACCTCCTTGGTTAAACAGCGGCAAGGTGACGGAAACTGAAACCTCCAGACCCTTGCCGCTGTTTCTTATTATGCTTTTACACGCCGTTCCATTCTGGGCGGCGTTACTTTTTGATGGGGTGGTGAGCCGTGGCAAAACTAACTGAAAAGCAAAAGCGCTTTGTGCAGGAGTACCTTGTGGACCTCAATGCCACACAGGCTGCCATCCGTGCCGGTTACAGCGAGAAAAGCGCCTCCCGGATAGCGGTGGAACTGCTCAATAAAACTCAAGTTTCGGCGGAACTCCAGAGACAGCAGGTGAAACTCCAAAACAAGCTGGAAATCACACAGGAGCGTGTCATTGAGGAGCTTGCTGCCATTGCTTTTGCCAACGGGACAGACTTTGTGACAGTCACTGAAACAGGGCTTTTGAATGTCAAGCCCACCCATAAGGTGCCAAAGGAAAAGCTGCCAGCCATTGCGGGCATCAAATACAACCAGATGGGCGTGGAGATCAAGCTGCACGACAAGGTGAGGGCCCTGGAGCTGCTGGGCAAGCACCTGGGCGTGTTTGACAGCAACAACGGCGGACCGGCAGCGGAGGAAAACAACATCTTTGATGTCATCGACCAGAGCACAAAGGAGGAGCTTGATACAAGTGAAATATCAGAAATTGAGCCCCCGGCAGAACCTGGCGATGACCTGGTGGAATAGGCCCGGCTTTGAGGGCTATGACGGCATCATCTGTGACGGCTCCATCCGCTCAGGCAAGACAGTGGCCATGACGGTGGGCTTTGTGATGTGGGCCATGCGGAGTTTTGAGGGCCAAAACTTTGCCATCTGTGGCAAGACCATTGAGAGCTTGCGGAGAAATGTGACCTCCAACCTGTCCAACTGGCTGGCTGGGGTGTTTTCGTTCAAAGAGCACCGCAGTGAAAACAAGATCGTGGTGACCGCCGCCGGGCGGACAAACACTTTTTATCTGTTCGGTGGCAAGGATGAGAGCAGCGCCGCCCTCATCCAGGGCATCACACTGGCGGGCATCCTGCTGGATGAGGTGGCCTTGATGCCCCGGTCCTTTGTGGAGCAAGCGGTGGCCCGCTGCTCTGTGACCGGCTCAAAGCTGTGGTTTAACTGCAACCCGGAGGGGCCCAGCCACTGGTTTTACCTCAACTGGGTGTGTGAGGCTAAAAAGCTCAATATGCTCCGGCTGCACTTCACGATGGATGACAACCTCAGCCTCTCCCCAGAGGTCAAGGCCCGCTATGAGAGCCTATACTCCGGGGTGTTTTATGACCGCTTCATCCGTGGCCTGTGGGTGGTGGCTGAGGGCCTGATCTACACCATGTTCAACAAGGACTTTCATGTGGTGCCGTCCACTCCCCGGCCCTATGAAAAGTATTACCTGTCCTGTGACTACGGCACCATCAACCCCACCAGCATAGGGCTGTGGGGCCTGGCCGCTGGCAAGTGGTACAGGGTCCGGGAGTATTACTTCGACAGCCGCAAAGAGGGGCGGCAGCGCACCGATGAGGAGCACTACACAGAGCTGGAGGCCCTGGCCGGTGACCTGCACATCTCCGCTGTCATCGTGGACCCCTCAGCGGCCAGCTTTATTGAGGTCATCCGCAGACATGAGCGCTACCGGGTGGAAAAGGCCTCCAATGCTGTCATTGATGGCATCCGTGATGTGGCCACCCGGCTGCAATGCGGAGACATCTTCTTTTGCGACTGCTGCACGGACTGCATCCGTGAGTTTGGGCTGTACAGGTGGGATGAAAAATCAACCACAGACCGGCCCATCAAGGAAAATGACCACAGCATGGACGATGTGCGCTATTTTGTCCACCGTGTCTATGCGCCGGACCTTTTGAGATTTAAGTGAGGTGAGAAACTATGGTAACGCTGAATTTGAGAGATGACTGCCTGGGCCGTGTTGCCACGGATTTTCGCCGGGGCATGACGGACAAGCGCTTTTTGGAGCTGGAGATCACGGCCTGGCTCAAGTCCAGGGAGAGACACAAGCAGCTTGAGGCTGAGGCCTACTATGACGGTGAGCACGCTGTCACGCATCGCAAGCGCATGGCTCTGGATGATGACGGCAAGCCCAAGGAGCTCAAGCACCTGCCCAATAACCGCCTGGTCAACAATCAGTATTCCAAGATGGTGGACCAAAAGACCAACTACTCCTTTGGCAAGCCGTTCTCTTTCGACACGGAAAATAAGCAGTACGCTGAGGCCCTGGGCACGGTGCTGGGCTCCCGCTTCAAGCGGGTCATGCACAATGTTGGTGAGAGTGCCTGGATAAGCGGCAAAAGCTGGCTCTACCCCTACTATGAGGGCAATGAGCTGGCCTTTAAGCGCTTTCCAGCGGATGAGGTGCTGCCGTTCTGGGCAGACGCTGACCACACCCTCCTGGACTGTGCCGTCCATGTCTATGTGGTTCTGGAGTACGATGAGAGCGAACAGGCCAAGGATGTGGTCAAGGTGGAGGTCATGCACGGCGGCGGCGTGGACTGCTTCATCCGCCGGGATGACGGCACCCTGGAGCCGGACCCGGAGGCCTATTCTGGCCCATACATCACTGAGACGGACCCCCGCACGGGTGAGGAGCACGGCTACAACTGGGACCGCATCCCCTTGATCTGCTTTAAGAGCTCCCATCACGAAATCCCCCTCCTGTCCAGGGTGAAGTGCTTACAGGACGCATACAACGATGTGCTTTCCAACTTCGCCAACCAGATGGAGGAGGACATCCACAGCACCATCCTGGTCATCAAGAACTATGACGGGGAGGACCTGGGGGCTTTCCGCCGGAACCTGGCAGAGTACGGGGCCATCAAGGTCCGCTCCTATGACGGCAGTGAGGGCGGTGTGGACACCCTGAGCCTGGAGGTCAACAGCGAAAACTACAAGGCGCTGCTGTCCCTGCTCAAGGATGCCATCATTGAGAACGCCAGGGGCTATGATGCCAAGGATGAGCGCATGGGTGGCAACCCCAACCAGATGAACATACAGAGTATGTACTCTGACATTGACCTGGATGCCAACGGCATTGAGATGGAGTTTCAGGCCTCGATGGAGGAGCTGCTGTGGTTTGTCAATCAGCACCTTGCCAACACCGGCAAGGGCAGCTTTGACGGCACAGAGGTCAAGATAATCTTTGACCGGGATGTGCTCATCAATGAGACTGAGGCCATCAACAACTGCAAGAACTCTGTGGGCATCCTGTCCAATGAAACCATCGTTAAAATGCACCCCTGGGTGAGTGACCCGGAGCAGGAGCTCAAGCGCATCAAGGATGAGCAGGAGGAGGCCCAGGCCGCTGACCCGTACCGGGCCGCCTTTGAGAAAAACCGGCAGACCGGCGGCAGCGGCCAGCAGGACCCGCCCGTAAAGGACGGTGAGGGCGATGGCCAGACAGAGTAATGCTGCATACTGGGCCCAGCGCATGAAAAACATGGAGGATGCCCTCCAGGACCAGTCATACTCCTATGTGGAAAACCTGGAAAAGCAATTCACAGCCGCCCAAGCTGAGATTGAGCGGCAGATGTCCGTGTGGTATCAGCGCTTTGCCCAAAATAATGAGATCACCCTGGCAGAGGCCAAGCGGCTGCTGAACAGCGGGGAGCTCAAGGAGTTTCAGTGGTCCGTGGGTGAGTATATCGCCTATGGCCAGCAAAATGCCCTTGACGGGGCCTGGATGAAACAGCTTGAGAACGCCAGCGCACGGGTGCACATCTCCCGTCTGGATGCCCTAAAGCTGCAAATCCAGCAACAGGCTGAGGTGCTTTACTCCAACCAACTGGACTATGTGGACGCTGCCGCCCGGCAGATGTACACCGGCAGCTACTATCACACCGCCTTTGAGGTCCAAAAGGGCCTGGGTGTGGGATGGACCATGCAGAGCCTCAATGAGGACACCATTGCAAAGGTGCTTTCCAGACCGTGGACAGCGGACGGCCAGACTTTCCGTGACCGCTGCTGGACCAACAAGCAAAGCCTGGTCAACAGCGTCAACACCCAGCTCACCCAGATGATTATACGGGGTGAGGCCCCGGACAGGGCCATTACAGCCATCTCCAAGCAGTTTGATGTGTCCAGGGCCAAAGCTGGCCGCCTGGTGATGACAGAGAGCGCCGCATTTTCCAGCGCCGGTCAAAAAGACTGCTTTGAGGACTTGGGTGTAGAACAGTACCAGATCATTGCATCCCTTGACCGTGATACCTGTGACATTTGCGGCGCTATGGACCTTAAAGTGTTCAAAATGTCTGAGTATCAGGTGGGCCTCACCGCCAATCCTTTTCATCCCTGGTGCCGCTGCTGCACTGCCCCCTATTTTGAGGACATGGCTGGCGTTGGACAGCGTTATGCCCGTGATGCAGTCACCGGGGAGAGCTTCACGGTGCCCAAGGGTATGACCTATGAACAGTGGAAAGCCCAGCAAGATGAACTTTATGGGGCGGGCACCGTTGCTTTCCAGAGAAAAATCAGTTATAATACGGCTGCGGACAAAGAACAGTTTGAGGCCTACAAGGAACGGCTGGGCAGAGCGAATGTCCCCCGGAGCTTTGCTAAATTCCAGTCCATGAAGTATCAGGACACAGAGCAGTATGATGACCTTGTGGGGTTTTATCGGTACATAGGTAAAAATCCCACCAGCAGCAAAGCGTACTATGAGGCCAATAAAGCCGTTTCTACGCTGAGAGAGACAGGCCAGATAAAGGCCAAAGGCACCGTTGTTTCTGCCCCTGTTGGTCATATTGTGGAAACGGTAAACGCCCACGCCGCAGAGCGTATGGCAGAGCGGAGCCTGACACAAGAATGGGCCCAGAGCATTGTTGACCACGCTGACTTTGCACTGAAACAGCGCAAGGGCACCCAGTATGTTTTTTATAACAAAGACGGCTTTGTTGCCCTGGGAACCGATGGCTGTATGACTTCGCTGGGGCAGTTAGACGCTGGCGGTCAAAAGATGTATGATGAGGTGATGAAATATGCTGGAACCAAAAAGTAACAAGGTTTTTTGCCCTCTGCTCAACAGAGAAATTGAGGAGGGCTACTGCTGGGACCTCTGCAACATTGCCACGGATGACATCCTGCTGGCGGGTGACCGTGTGCCGGACTGGAGCAAGGCCCAGAGCGTATGCAAAAAGTGTGGACGCTATGAGGATGACGAATAACCCAATATGTTGTTAAAAGCATCGTGCTGAAAATGCACGGTGCTTTTTTCATACCCAAATACCGCTGGCCCGGCGGACTACAAGAGGGGCCCACAACACCGGGACTGGCCGGAATAACAAGGATAGTGGAAAACAAGGAGGTAAACATCATGGCACTGGAATGGTTGAAAACCATCCTGGGGGACAACTACACCCCCGAAATTGACACGGCTGTTTCTCAGGAGATCGGCAAGAGCTTTGTGGCCCGTGCTGACTTCAACACGAAAAACGCCCGTGTCACGGAGCTGGAAACTCAGGTAACTCAGCTCAACGACACCATCAAGACCCGTGACACTCAGCTTTCCGAGCTGAAAAAGGCCGCCGGAGACAACACCGCCCTCCAGCAGCAAATTGACACCCTGACCCAGCAGAACAAGACCGACAAGGCCAACTATGAGAAAGAGCTGGCCACTGTCCGCCTGATGGCTGCCGTGGACACGGAGCTCACTGCTGCCGGGTCCAAGAACAACACCGCCGTCAAGGCTGTGCTGGCGGACTTCCTGACCGGGGCCAAGATCGTGGACGGCAAGGTCACTGGCAAGGACGGTGAGAACGCCGTCACCCTGGCCGCCAAGGTGGAGGCCCTGAAAAAGGACACCACCACGGACTTTCTCTTTGGGGACAGCAACCCCCAGCGGAGCGGCTGGAAACCCGGTGAGAATGGTGACGGGGGCAAGCCCGGCGGCGGGAAAAAGACATCTGAGATGTCCTATTCTGAGCTGACTGAGTACCTGGCCCAGAACCCCGGCGCAAAGCTGGACGAATGAAAGAGGTGTGACAATGCAGAACATCACGAAACCCCGCACAGTCTCCTTTGAGGAGGGGCTGCGAAACCTGGCCAGCCGCTTGACCGGCGTGGCCGTGGCGGACCTGCCCCGCACCCAGGAGGCCATTGTGCAGTTTATGGCGGAGAATGTCCCCAGCGTGGATGACCTGGCTGAGGCCGTCACCAAGGAGGTCATGGCCCGCCTGAGTGCTGCACAGGACCAGCCGGAGAACTCCGGCAACGATGAGGCCCCCGCTGAGGAGGCCGACACCAACAATGAGGCCCAGGAGCCCAAGAAGAAAAGCTCCAAGGCCAAAACTACTGAGTAAGAAAGGATGAATTGATTATGCCTAATAGCAAGTTTGATGCTAAGAGCTTCAACCCGGAGGCGTTTAAGTACATTGCGGACCGCATCCCCCGCACCCGCCTCAACGAAATCCGCAAGTCCAAGGTGCTGGCCGGTAACCCGGACATCCGGGCCGTGTTCACCACCCAGGACGGCACCGGCTATGCCCGCATCGCTATGCGTGGCCTCCTGGACGGTGACGCTGTGAACTATGACGGCCAGACCGACATCACCGCCACCAGCACCAAGACCTTTGAGCAGGGCGTGGTGGTCATCGGCCGTGCCAAGGCGTGGGTGGAAAAGGACTTCTCCTTTGACATCACCGGCGGCCAGGACTTCATGAACAATGTGGCCCAGCAGGTGGTGGACTACTGGCAGGACATTGACCAGGACACCCTCCTGGCCATCCTCAAGGGCGTTTTTGCCATGACCAGCACCAAGGGCGCTGAGTTTGTGACCAAGCACACCTTTGAGGTGGACGGCCCTATGGAGGCCACCACGCTGAACAGCGCCACCGCCCAAGCTTGCGGGGACCGCAAGAAAAAGTTTGCCATGATCTTCATGCACTCTGTCCCGGCCACCAACCTGGAAAACCTCAACCTGCTCACCGCCCTCAAGTACACCGACAAGGACGGCATCACCCGTGACCTGACCCTGTACTCCTGGAACGGCAAGCTGGTGGTGGTTGATGACGGTATGCCCACCGAGGTGAGCGGCGATGACACCATCTACACCAGCTATGTCCTGGGTGAGGGCACTATCAGCTTTGAGGACATCGGCGCTAAGGTGCCCTATGAGATGAACCGTGACCCCAAGACCAACGGCGGCCAGGACACCCTTTACACCCGCCAGCGCAAGGTGTTTGCGCCCTTTGGCATCTCCTATGAGAAAAAGAGCCAGGCCACCCTCTCTCCCACGGACACGGAGCTGGCCAACGGTGCCAACTGGGACCTGGTGCACTCTGGTGAGACTGCGGAGGCGGAGCGCTCCTACATTGCGGACAAGGCCATTGCCATCTGCCGCATCAAGTCCAAGGGCTAAGAGGTAACGCTCCATGACCGTGTATGAGGCCGTGGTAACCCGGCTGGCCATGCTGGGCTACAAGGTCACCGATGAGGACAAAACCGGCCTTGAGTACACCACCCGCAAGTGTGAGACGGCCATCCTGGCAGACATCAACCATAAGGTGCTGCCGGATGGCCTCTTTTACACCCTGGTTGATATGGTGGCCGGTCAATACCTCTATGACAAAAAAGCCGCCGGTGCTCTGGACGGTGTGGAGGGCTTTGACTTCTCCGCCCCGGTCAAAGGCATCACAGAGGGTGATGTCTCCATCACCTATGCAGGGGCCAGCGATGGTGCCAGCAGTGCAGAGGCACGCTTTGACGCATTGCTGGAAACGCTCAGGAACCCACCTGAGAGCTCCCTGGCGGCGTTTAGGAGGCTGCGGTGGTGAAATTACCCGCCGGATATAAAAAGGCCGTGCAGAGCCTGTGGGAGGGCACAGCCACGGTCACTGTGCTGGTGGGGGAACTCAACCCCGCCAATGGCCGCACAGAACAGGTGGAGCAGGTGACCGTACAGGATGCCCCCTGCCGCATCTCCTACACCTCAGTCAAGACCACAGAGCCGGAGAGTGAGGCCGCAAAGGTGGCCCAGTCCGTGACCCTGTACATTGACCCCTCCGTGGACATCCCGGACGGCTCCAAAATCACGGTCACCCAGAACGGCGTGACCCGTGACTATGAGCGGAGCGACAAGCCCGCTGTGTTTGACGCTCACCAGGAGGTGCCGCTGGAGCTGTTTGAGGGGTGGGCCTAATGGCAAGATGGGGCAACTGCGATTATAAGCAGCTCCAAAAGCTGCGGGACAATCTGGCCAAGCTCCAGCAGGTGGACATGGACAAGTTTTGTGTGGATGCCTCCAAGGAGCTTGCCGCCCGGCTGCTGGCGCTGGTCATCCCCCACACCCCGGTGGGCACATACCCAAGGGCGAGCGGCAAAAAGGGTGGCACCTTGCGCCGGGGCTGGACCGGCAAGCTGTCCCAGAGTAGCGGAGCAACCTATGCGGCATCCCTGCCGGTGCAAAAGATCGGCAGCACATACACCATTGAGGTCATCAACCCGGTGGAGTATGCCAGCTATGTGGAATTTGGCCACCGTAAGCGGGGCGGCAAGGGCTGGGTGGAGGGAAGATATTTCCTCACCTTGTCTGAGCAGGAACTGGAGCGCATCGCTCCAGCGGTCATTGAGAAAAAGCTGGAGGCTGTGCTGCGGGAGGTTTTCAATGTCTGAGATCAATTTCAACAGCATCTATGACGGCGTGAGCCTTGCGCTGCACGCCGCTTTCCCGGATGTGCAGGTGCACGGCGGGGAGGTCAAGCAGGGCTTGATACCCGGTGACCTCAATGTCATCATGCCCGGCGCTGGAAACGCCAAAGAGGTGGGCCAGCGATACCGGCGGACCCCCACAGTGGATGTGATCTACTACCCCAAGGAGGGGCGGGCGGAGTGCTACGATATGGCCCACCAGCTCACCCTGGTCCTGGGGGACATCACCACGCCACAGGGGGACCTCATCCATGCCCGGAGCATGGACTGGAATGTCACGGACGATGTGCTGCACATGATCGTGAGCTATGACCACTTCGTCTACATCCAGCAGGAGCAGGACATGATGGAAACTTTGACTATCAAACAGGAGGGATAAGGCTATGGCAAAGACCAATGCCCAGGA